AGGGGCAGGGGTACATCGGGACCAAGTGAGGCAAAGATACCCCTATCCGAGGACTTAAAAGAAGCGTGGTGTGTTGTAACAAGTTGTTCAATATCGGCAGTAGAAGCCATGTGCGAAGGTATACCTGTGTTCTGTGACAACAAGAGTTTTGCTGTAGATGTAGGCAACATAGAGTTATCTGATATTGAAAATCCATACTATGGTGGACCAGAACCATGGTTGTACAGTCTAGCATACCAACAGTTCACACCTGAAGAACTTGGCAACGGGACAGCTGTCGAGATTCTAATGGACAAAGGAATATTATGAAAATAGAGAAAGTGAATGGATTTTACGTACCAACAAATGATTTGCATTTTGAGGAATGGAAAGCAGGAAAACCATTCACACAAAACAAATGTTTAATCAAATTTATAGACTACTGTGTTGATAAAAATAAAAAATTTAATTACATATTAGACATTGGTGCATGGGTTGGTACATGGAGCATGGCAATGAATAAATTTTGTGGCAGGGTAGTGGCGTTTGAGCCAGATAGTTTACACTACCAATGCTTGGTTAAAAACGTCAGTGATGATATAGAAACACATCAGCTTGCCATTGGTGCAGAAGAAAAATTAATTTCATTATCGGAGGATAACTTTACGCAAAGTAAAAGAATTATAGGCGCAGGCAGTATCCCTATGACAACTATTGATAATCTTAAATTGAATGACGTTGATTTAATAAAGATCGATGTTGAGGGATATGAGATGGAAGTGTTAAAAGGGGCAAAAAAAACTTTAGAAAATGTGCAGTATCTCATGATAGAATTAAACAATAATACTAAAAAATATGGTAGTAGTAATATTGAAATAGAAAAATATATAAACTCTTTAGGTTTTAAGGTGCTGGTATCACATTGGCCAGACAAAGTTTTTTACCGTGGATAACTTAAATTAAATACTCAAAATGAAAATTTTTATAACAGGTGTCGCAGGTTTTTTAGGTTCACACCTAGCAGATCTAATGATATCAGAAGGTTATACAGTGGCCGGTAATGACAACATGATTGGTGGATACACAGACAACGTTCCCCAAAATGTAGAGTTCCACCAAGTGGACTGTTGCGATTTGGAAAACATGACCATGGCCATGGAAGGCTGTGACATAGTTTATCACACTGCGGCAACGGCGTATGAAGGACTGTCAGTGTTCTCTCCAGTGCTTGTGACAAGAAATATATTTGAAGCATCTGTTACAACTATCACAGCGGCCATAAGAAACAAAGTCAAACGTATAGTGTATTGTTCAAGCATGGCAAGGTATGGACATCATGCCGAGATGCCTTACAAAGAAACTTACGAATGTCGTCCCCAAGATCCATACGGCATCGCAAAGAAAGCCGGCGAGGATGTGTTAAGGAATCTGTGCGAAACACACGGGGTAGAGTATGTGATTGCTGTCCCACACAACATTGTTGGACCAAGACAGAAGTATGACGATCCATTCAGGAACGTCATGTCTATAATGTTGAACAGGATGTTGCAGGGTAAACAACCAATCATTTACGGAGATGGCATGCAACAGAGATGTTTCAGTTACATCGACGACTGCTTGTACTGTTTGAACGCACTTGCATTCCAGGACAACGTGGTTGGGGAGGTTATCAACATAGGACCAGACGAGGAACCCATAACGATCAATAAGTTAGCGGAAGCCTGTGCCAACGAGACAGGACTCAATCTAGATCCCATACACCACAAGGACAGGCCTAAAGAAGTCAAACTGGCCGTGTGTTCATCAGACAAGGCAAGGGATCTGCTAGGATACAGCACAGCAACAGACATGAGAACGTCTGTTAGGAAGACAGCAGAATACATCAGAACCAGGGGGACAAAGAAGTTTCAATATCATCTACCATTGGAAATAGTCAATGATAAAACTCCAAAAACGTGGAAGGATAAGTTGATTTAATGATATCTATTTGTTGTCCTTCTAGAGGCAGGCCTGAGCTTGCAAAAAGAATGGTCATGACTGCTCTAGAGACAGTAAGTGACCCCGAAAATATTGAGTTTCTTTTTTACTTGAATGAAGATGATGATTCTTTGAAAGAATATAAAGAACTGCTTGACCCTTCTTATTACACTGTGGGTCCACACCAATCCACTTGTTTGAGTTGGAACGAGTTGGCGGAAAAAAGCAACGGTGACATAGTTTTCCTAGCCGGTGACGATATACAATTCCTAACTAAAAATTGGGACATTGAATTTGAAAAGGCCTTTGATTTACATCTGGATAAGATATGCATGGTGATACCATGGGACTGCAATTACAAGAGCAAAGGACAAAAATTCAAGGATGAAGTAGTCCCAGTGTACGTTGGTGACGAACCGGTGGGAGGACCACATTTCGCAGTTCATAAAAACTGGATTACAACACTGGGTTACTTTGCCCCGCCTTTCTTCTGGCACTGGTATGTGGACACCTACACACAGACAGTTGCACGTAAGTTAGGAAGATGTATTTTATTACCGTATGTGCATGTGAAAGCAAAAAAAATATTAGATGAAACAGCCAAACTCATTAGGGATAAAAACAAGATATCTAAACGAGATAATTGGGTTTGGACAAAAGTCAGGGATAGGCACCTGGATGCCGATGTGAAAGTCTTACAAGAAAAAATTAATTAACCTCTGTAAAAGCAGTGTTTGTTTTCTTTCATAAGAAACAAGTTCAATGTTATTCTCTGTTCTGTTTGATCACTTTCGTAACTATGCCAAGTCTTGCCTTGTTGTCCGCAAAATATGAAAGTGCTGTTAGGTTTCCATTCTGCTTCTTTGATAAATGAACTTTCGTTCTGAGTTGAATACATCTTTGTCCCAACATTTACTTCTGGAGTAATATATGTTACACTGCTCCAGATTTTTTCTAAGCCTTCCTGGTGTATGTAAAACTTCCACGGCAGTGGAGGGGTAATAGATATATGAGCATTTACGGCCAACTTTTCGAACCATCTATAGTTTGGATATTTGTCACACAATACTTTTGCATTGTCTTTTATGCTCTTGCTTATGCTGTGTATCTGATCATAGAATGATATATTATGACTACTAAACTCTTTTGGATATATGTGAACAAGTTTATCTTTTGGCACATCCAACTGCTCACACTCTTTTCTTAGACTGTTGAAATCTTCTTGTGGCAGTGTGTCGTTGATGATTTGGTGTGACCATGGATCACTTATAGTTTCACTGTCGAGACACTTATCTAGAAAATAATTGCCTATCATGTCACATACTTCCTATTTTGCTGACCACATCCTCTTGCCTAGATACAAGTTTTGCTTCCATGCCTGGCGTCCAATTTCCAATAAACTTTCCCCTAGAACATGTATTGCAGATCAAATTTTTTTTATCATCGGAGTACTTTTTATCGTATATCAAAGTATGTTCTTTTTGTAAATTGTTCCATGCAGATTCTATTCCTATCTCAAATACATTACCGTAGTTTGTTTTTCCATCAGCATCATCACAACAAAGCACAGTCTGGCCATTTACTAAAATTTCCATCTGTCTAAGTATACGTCCACCTCCCATGGCACATCCACTCATGTAGGATTTTTCTGTTATAGGTGCATCGTATGGTGTCTTCCAATTGCCGTCTCCGTCACCCATTCTATTTTCTACCCAATTACTTTTTGACTTCACTTTGCCGAGTGTTACTTTTTGGTATTCTAAAATTGTTTCACCACTTGCTCTTGCTGATTGTTCTTTATGTTTGATTCCAATTCTGATACTTTCTGAAAGTTTTGGATAGTTTTCTTTTACGAATTTCAAACTGTTTAATGTTTTATCCTTTTTAATTTTCATAAATTCCCATAGTTCTTCTGCTGTATGTCCGATGACACTCATATGGATATTTCCTAATAGGTGTACGTATTTGTTTAAAATTTCACATTGTTTTTCAGTAAAAGATACACCGTTAGTGCAAAGTCCAACTTTTATTTTATATTGGTCACACAGTTCCATTATGTATTCTAAATTAGGTTGCACCAATGGATCACTGTATCTCCATGGGCTTACAGCACAAGTGTAATCTTTTACTTTGTATTTTTTTATGAGTGAACCGTAGTCGTGTAACAGTGTTCCTAACTGCTCTTGACTCATTGCCTTGCCGTGGTAAGTTTCGTCTTGACTTAAAGTGGTGTATGGACAGCAAAAACATTTTGCGTTACATAAATTAATAGGTTCAAATGCTATCGATGTTGGTAGTGGGATAGGTTGATACATTATTCTTTCACCATTATATAATCTTGATTGAACACCTTGTCTATACCCTTACACGTATACCCCCAACTTTCTAGAAGTTCTTGTGCATAGATGTCGCCTCTGTTTTGTTCTATCACAACAACCGGGCTGTATTTTTTAATAGTTTGTTCTGATCCTTTCAGTGCTTTTAGTTCGTAACCCTCAATGTCATATTTGATAAAAGTAACATTTTCTATTTCAAACGAGTCTATGGTTTTTATAGGTATTGCAACATGCCCCTTATCTTTTATTCTACCCACAGCGTGGCTTGTTGTGAATGTTGTTCCCTCGGTCTCTCCTATGCCACAAACATGATAGGTGAATTTACTCATGTCTAACACATTTTTTTCAAACATTTTTTTCTTGTTTCTGAAATCAAAACAATGTATGTGTGTGAAATCGTTTTCCATCTCCCTGGCGAATCCGCCTTCTCTACAACCAACATCTATGCCAATCCCGTTCTCTTTTACGTAGGGTTTGGCCAGTTGGAATGTGTGATTCCACCCTTTGATCTTTTTTGGTATCTCTGCATCTGTTCCTAATATTTCAATTTTTTTTTGCATATTCTGTTAACCATTTCTCTAACGCAGGACCATCCAATGGTTCTGGTGTGAGCCATTCTTGTACTCCTGCCGTTGATGCCCATTTGCCACTTGGCATTTGCCATGCATTGTGTTTAGGTTCTTCTATGTGTTTACCAATCATGTATCTTCTTGTGCCGGGACCGTATGGTTTAATCTCGGATTGCACAACAATCAGATCTAATTGTTCGATCCACTCTAGCATTCTAGTCTTGTGATTCTTTTTTTGCATGACTTATAGCAGTAGTTATCTGGACTTTTAACAATATTTTTGAACTGTATATTATGCTGAAAATAGGTTGATTACTTCCTTCTTCCAATCGTCGGAGTACTCGCAGTCCCTGTAACCATCAAACCAAGGCCCACCTTCTGTGTAATGCAGTATCTTGGGTTTGCCATCCTTGGGCTCCTTGTACCATTCCACTAGCCAGTTGTATTCGTGTGGTAGGGATCCAATCTCTTTATTCTCCAACCATGCGAATCTGTGTAGGAATTTTGGTGTTTGCTTGTTAAGAAATTCAGGTGTTAAAATTTTGTTCTTAGGATGGGCACAGTTCCACAACACCATACTACTCCAGTTCTTCCTGGGATATGCTGTTTGTACCTGTCCATCCATCTTCATGGATCCTTCTTCGGGTGTGTAATCGTGTTGCACACATACCACAGCCTTGGAATTATCAAAGTATTGTGCGAGTTCTTTTGCAGGGATTTTCCATAGGAAATCGCAGTCACAGAACACGGCCCATCCCTTGTAGTTGTTCAGGTATGGTACGAAGAATCTTGTGAATGTGAATTCTGTTGTGGCTAACTTGTCAATGTCTCGGGTGTAGATACCTTGCTCTCGCATCTCATTTTGCTTCAGCGGATATACCTCCGCATCGAGATCTCTACGTTTGATACTGTGTTCACACACTTGGTATGATATATCTTCCCTAGAATCCCACCCTACATATATTTTCATTTGCACAAAATCTCGTGTATCTGTTTCCAATTATTTACACGTATAATATCTGGATGGTTAAAGTCTCTGTTGTATGGATGGTCGATTAATATAGGCTTTAAACCGTAATAGAGCCCTGCTAAAGCGTTCTTAGGCTTATCTTCCACCCAATACACCCCGGTATCGTGAAACTCCGCTAATGCACTGTCTTTGTCTGCTCCAGTGCCTAGTATGTGGTAATTTGTGAAAACGTGTTTGCCAAACAGTTCTCCCAATCTCTTCTTACGCAGTTCTTGTGCAGGTATGTCGGAAGTCTGTGATGTTATTGGCACAAAGGTCCATCCCTCGGCATGTAACAGTTTTACCCACGTCTGTGATTCCAACATTGGTCTCTGTGTGCCCATCCATGCACTCCTATTGAATTCTCTGATTTCTTGCCTGATCACATCTTTGCTTACCCCAAATCTGTTGGCCATCTCGTAGTCGTCTTGTCCTGCGTCCACTAGCTTGTAAGGATAGTTCCTGAAACCGTGTTCGTTAAAGTATGATCGTAGTTGCATCCACTTGGTGAAATGGCGTTCCCATTCCAGCAGTACTCCGTCAACGTCGGTTAATATGATTCTAGCTGATGTCGGCATCTTCCATCCCCGCCACTCTTAGTTTGACGATGTTCGTTATCTGCCATTGCTTCTGGTCTAACCCTTTGGTGATGCCTAACCATTGGTTCCTTATCAGTGCGAAGTCATTGATGATCTTGGTCATGTCGACCACATCGTCCTCCCCATCCACGTACTTCTCTGCGTCTCTACTGCTTAATAATTTGTTGTAGTTCTCAAGGAATTTCCTGAAGGTCTTGGATCTCAGTCTTCTCAATTCTATGTTAAGGTATTCAAGTATGGCTTCAAGCTGTTGCAGTTGGCTGAATCTTTCTTCAACTATGCCTGGCAATGATGCACTGGCTCTCTCGAGGTTACCGTATATCTTGCACTGTTTCCTNGCTTCGAGTAACTCNTTATCAAAGTATGCTACACAATCTGGTATCTTAGCNAGNTTCCTGCTGACTTCGTTGTACCAGTTTATCATTCATCNGTATCGCCGTAACCTACGTCTTCGGATTCATCTTCCTCAAACACGGTATTAACAGCTTCCTCTAGTTTTGGGTCAAGCTCTGCAGATCCTCTGAGTACATCATGCTCTACCCCTATATCTTCTAGGCTTTTGATAAAGTCAATAGCAAAGTCTAGTTTCTGTCTTTCAGGAACATAATGTATAATTGAGTTCCACAATCGTTCAATGTCAGCATGATCAAAGTCTATCATTATTTTTCTTTTTTAGTTGTTGTTTTTGGTGTTACATCAACTTCGATGGGAGTATCAGTATCTTCTTTTTCAGCGAAGTCTGTTTCTTCTTCAAAGTCTGCCATTAGCATATCTAATTTATCACCTATCCATTGTTTTCTAAAGT